CCGCTTATATGGCGGTTCTGCTAATGGTACTCCCAAGTTTTATACTATTATTGCTAATGAACTTCAGTTAGGCCCAACACCAGACACAGTGCAGACAATAGAAATGTTGTTCTACGAAAGGTTTGAGAATCTTAGCGAGACTGTAACTACTAACTGGGTGCTTACTAACGCTCCTGATGTCTACTTGTATGGTTCTATGCTAGAAGCAGAACCTTTTATTATGAATGACCCTAGAGTACAGTTATGGGCTACAGCATTCCAACAGTCTATTACAGACCTACAAGAACAGGATAATAAAGACAGACACTCTGGTTCTGCACTAAGAGTAATGAATACTAGCGGGTATCCATGACAGCCCCTATAACGTGGGCTGAAGCCAGTTCACCTATATACTGGTCTAATATAGGTATTGATTGGGATAGTCCCGCTAAAACAGAAACATCTATATTTACGGTTAATTCTGGATTAGTATTACTAACTGGTGTTGATTATATAGTAGCCATTAATTTTGGTGTAAACCTAACATCTGGTAAAGACTCTAAACATACTGTAATAGAGTCTATATCTTATGGATTACAGCAGGGGTACAGTAATTTTGGTGGCTTTACTATATCAGGATCGGTTCAGTTTGATATTAATGGTGGTTTAACTAGCAACAGTGTTTTAGCCGCCGTAGGTAGTGCTATTTATGGTATTGAAAATAATTACATAAATAATACAAATCATTCAGAAACAACTACAATTGGAATAACTATGACTTACTCTAACGGTGATTCACTACTATGGAACCCAGTTGAAGAACCTTCTAGTATATGGACAAAAATTGATTACCCAAACTAATAACTTTAAAGCCAATGGAGGCTTGCACATGAAACATGATAGCGATATGAACTTAGGACTTAAAAACATTTGGAACATAAAATGTTTCGACTCCGAAGGCAATTTAAAATGGGACTTAACCAAAAAGAACTTGGTCGTTACGGAGGGTCTTAACCACGTACTGTCTAGCACCTTTGATGGCGCTACACAAATTACCGCATGGTATGTAGGGTTAAAGAATGCAGGTTCTGTAGCGGCAGGTGATACTATGGCATCTCATGCAGGGTGGACTGAGAATGTTACCTACAGTCAAGCCGCTAGACAAACGCTTACATTAGGTACAGCGGCGGCAGGAAGTATTGACAACTCTGCAAGCAAGGCTAGTTATTCTATTAATGGTACGGCTACTATTGCAGGAGCCTTTATTGTAAGTGATAGCACAAAGTCTGGAACGTCAGGCACAATTTACGGGGCTGTTGATTTTGGTTCTGCACGATCAGTTATCTCTGGTGACACTCTTGAAGTTACTGTAACATTAACGGCGGCTAGTGCATAATGGCTTTAGAAACAGCAAGTTGGATAACACAATTAGTATCTGCTAATCCTGTAGATGGTGATCCCGTAGGTGAAGGTGATGACCATCTTAGGATGTTAAAGACTGTTCTTAAGAATAGTTTTCCGTCAGCGTCTACTACTGCTGTTATTCCCAACGTATCAAGTCAATCAGGAAAGTATCTAACTACAGACGGTACAGATACTTCTTGGGGAGTTGTTAGCGCAGGGGCTACAGGCGCAGGTGGTGACGAAGTTTTTTATGAGAATGAACAAAATGTAACCACAAGTTATAGTATATCTACAAATGAAAATGCTATGAGCGCAGGGCCAGTGACTGTAGATTCTGGAGCAACCGTAACCATTCCTAGCGGATCAACGTGGGTTATCGTATGAGTACTTTAAATGTAAATGAAATTGGCCCTGAATCTAGTCACATTAAAGTTACATTTGATTCTGACACCATTGTAATTCCTACAGCAACATCAAATCCATTATCTCCCGATATTGGAGAAATTTATTTTGATACAAGCGCAGACGTTTTTAAAACTTACACTGGATCAGGATGGGTGAGTCAAGATGTCTAAATTAGAACTTGGAACAATTAGTCCTATTTCTGGGTCTAGTAAAATTACAATGACAGGAAACTCTGTTGTTTTTCCGTCATCAAGTTCTATTCCAGTTTCGCCTTCTGTTGGTGAAATGTATTACGACACTACAGGAAACCTTTTAAGAGTTTACAACGGATCATCTTGGGTGCCTCCTGTTTATGCAACTAGCGGAGGAGTGATAACAGAAATAACTCAGGGTGGAACAGATTATGTTGTTCATACTTTTGCCTCATCTGGCAACTTTGTGATAACAGGATCAGACATTGAAGTTGAGTATCTTGTTATCGCAGGTGGAGGCGGGGGTTCATCCTATAGATTTGGTTCGGGAGGTGGAGCAGGTGGTTATCGTTGTTCAGTTGTCGGAGAAAGTTCTGGCGGTGGTGCATCAGCAGAATCCAAACTTACATTAAGCGCAGGAACTTACGCTGTTGTTGTTGGTGCAGGTGGCGCTGATAATGGAACTACACCTTCCAATGGATCGGATAGCAGTTTTTCTACGATCACTTCTCTTGGAGGTGGTGGAGGGCGTAATTATACAACTGCAGGGGTTAGCGGTGGATCGGGAGGTGGTGGTGCGCCATCGGCAACAACTCCTGGCTCTGGAACAACAAACCAAGGTTATGCGGGAGGCACTGGCTCTAGTGGTAGTGGCAGTCATGCGTATGGTAGTGGTAGTGGAGGTGGAGCAGGAAGCATAGGCTTTGCTGGAACACAACTTGCGGGTGGTAATGGTGGATATGGTGTTGAATCGTCTATAGATGGAACTGCTACTTTTAGAGCAGGTGGCGGTGGAGGATCAGGTGGTGGAGGAGGTGAACCCGCACATCATGGGGGTGTTGGCAGACATGGTGGCGGTTTAGGTAGCGGCGGTGAATACCCGGGATTATCAAGTAAACCCTCCCATAACCTTGCGTTAAACGGAGATATTAATAGCGGTGGCGGGGGTGGCGGAAGTTCAACTTTTACATATTACGATTATCACACTCAAAGTTCTTTAGGAACCAAACCCGGCACTTCAGGCGGTTCTGGAATTGTAATCATTAGGTATGAAAAATGAGTCATTACGCAAAAATTACAAATGGAATTGTTGAACAAGTTATAAGATCAGAAAAAGAATTTATTGAAAGTTTAGACGGTGAATGGATTCAAACATCTTACAACGGATTAATAAGAAAAAACTACGCAGGTATCGGGTTTACTTACGACACAGAACTTGATGCATTTATTCCTCCGCAACCATACGATAGTTGGGTTTTAAACAAAGAAACTTGCAATTGGGAAGCACCAGTTCCTTATCCCGCTGATAGCAATGAATACATTTGGAACGAAGAAACGCAATCATGGGAGTTAATTGATGTCCAGTGAAATTAAAGCAAACAAGATAAGCCCCGCTACAGGTACGGATTTCACATTAGGTGATTCGGGGGATACGTTTACAGTCCCATCAGGCACGACTCTTGACATTGCATCGGGTGCGACGATTGACGCAACAGGCGCAACCGCAACTGGGTTCAGTAGCGGGTTTGTTTCTTATGCTCTTATTTGCGATCAGAAATCATCAGGCACTAGCGGAGGCACATTTGCAAATGCTTTGTGGCGAACCAGAGATTTGAATACAAAAATTGCTGACCCCGATGGCATTGTTTCAATTTCAAGCAATCAATTTACTCTTGGAGCGGGTTCATATCTTATAAAGTGGTCTGCGCCCGCCGCAAGAGTTGGTAGGCATAAAGCGGCACTTTATGACGTTACAGGAACAGCGTACATCGAATATGGAGATGCACGATGGGGTGATACTTATGACGGTGAATCTGATCCTTCGACCGGAATGGCGCGAGTAACTCCTAGCGGGTCTAATGTTTACGAAATACGTCACCATTGTGCAACTGGGTACGCAACTTATGGGTTTGGGTTCGAGGGTGGTGCTGATACTGGTAACGTTGTCGAAAAATACACTTTCGTCGAAATTTACAAGGAGGCGTAATGGACATTAGTCTTTGCATTATTCATTTAGGTCTTAACGCCAATCAATATCGATTAAGCCAGTCAAACACTCCGCATGAGATTATTGAGTGGAGTGGTCCTGACCCACAGCCAACTCAAGCGGAACTGGAAACAGCATGGTCAGAGATTGAAAAAAGCGGGTATTTAAAAAAAACAGCAGACTATTCAATAGCAAGAGCAGAAGCGTACCCATCTTGGCAAGAACAAATGGACATGATGTATCACGATCAAACAGAAGGCTCACGCACTTGGTTAGATGCTATCGAAGCCGTTAAGGAGGCATACCCTAAATGAGTGAAGTTAAAGTTGACACGATCTCCGAACGAACTTCTGCTAATGGCGTTGCAGTCGATGGGGTCACAATTAAAGACAGTGGGCTAACGATCCCTAGTGGTGGAACGCTGACAATTGACAGTGGTGGAACAATAACAAACTCAGGCACTGCTTCGGGTTTTGGCAAAGTGTTGCAGGTTGTTTCAACTTTTAAAAATGATACTTTTTCAACAAATGCTGTTGGAGTTGGAAACGCTGTAACACTTACGGGATTAACAGCA